GGCTTGGCGAGGCCCACCCTACCAGACCTCCCACTCTTATCGTGTGGGTGGTAGAGGGGGCGAGCGTGCCGAGCAGGCCGGTGCCCTTGTTCCGTTCGCCGTACTGGAGCGGGCCGGCCGCCCGCATCGCGCCGTCCAGGTCGAACCCGGCGGCGACCGCCTGGCGGGACAGGCCGTTCAGGGCTTGCCGCTTGGCATCGACGTCCCGGAAGGCCTGGTAGACCTCGGGCTGCTGCCAGAGGCCGGCCGGGGTGCCGTCCCACGCGGCCCGGGCGCGGGCGACGAGGTCGTTGTAGGCGGCGAGCGAGGTGCGGTAGTCGGCCACCTGGGCGGCCAGCTGCTGGGCGGTCATCTCGGGCATGGGGTGCTCTCGCGTTTCATCGGTTGTCGTTACCGGAGGTCCAGGGCCCCGGCGACCAGCTTCATGTTGGTGCCGTCGCTGCTGAACCAGAACTCGTCCACCGCATTGGCCGCCGTGGACAGGGTGGGCGGGGTGCCGCCGGCGAACCGGTACGCGCCGCCCCAGGTGAGGGTGCGGCCGCCGGTCGCGTCCTGGATCACGGTCAGCCGGTAGGGGGTGAAGTTCCCGGCCACCGTGCCCGTCGGGTCGGCGAGGGTGCGGTTGCCGCCGAGGACGACGACGGCGACCGGCTTGAGGTCGAGCGGCCAGGTGACGGTCGGGGCGTCCGTCAGTTGCTGGTAGCTGCCGCCCGGAATGCCCCCGGACCGGGCCAGGAGGTCGTCCATGTACCGTTTGAATTCGGGCGTCGCGTACCCGCCGTCGTTGACCAGCCTGAAATTTTGCGGGACGGGGAAGATGTTCGTCACTTGGTGCCCGCGGTGATCCGCGCGTTCGCCCCGAGGACGTAGGTCCGCACGGGGTCGGAGACCGTCAGCCGGAGGGTCATCGACTTGAGGAATCGGCCGAGCTTCCGCCAGACGACGCGGTGCTTGTACTGGCCGGACTTGCCGAGCGTTCGTGTGCCGACGCCGTGCCACGTGTGGCCGCCGTCCCGGCTGACTTCGAGCGAGGCGAGCGGGTCGGCGGTGGTGGCCGGGAGGCCGCTGTTCGGGTCGCCGGTCAGGCCGACCCCGGTCTCGAACTCGATTTCCAGCTCGTGGACGAAGAACGGCTTGCCGTCGGCCCGGAGGTGCTGGCAGGTGCGGACGCGGGTCTGGGCGGCGTCCGGCCCCGGGTAGCTGACGGTCGGCGTGCCGAGGCCGCCGACCGTCTCCACCCGGCGGTAGTTGCTGACGTCCTGGCTCATGACGTAGAGCTTGCCGTCGTCGGCCCCGACCACGTGCTGGCCGAGCCACGCGGCGTAGCAGGTCGGCAGGTCCGCGCCCCCGGCCACGCTCCGCTCGTGCCACATCTGCTGCCTGACGTCGTAGGCCCAGGTCGCCCCGGCCGCCGGGAAGGTGATGACGTAGAACTGGTTGTCCGCCTCCCGGTAGGTGAAGGCGTGGGCGTCGGAGACGGTCGCGTACCGCTCGATGGCCTCGTTGATCGGGGGCGTGGAGACGGGCCTGGGGTTGTACCCTTCGAGGGCCGCCACGTAGGCCTTGCCCGCCGCGTCGCTGGCCAGCCAGAGGATCGTCTGGCCGACCTTGCAGACGGTGTGCGGGCTGGCGCACCCGGCCTGGATGAGCACGCCCTGGACCTTCTCGAAGGCGAACGGGGTGACCCCGGCGTTGAACCGGACCTCGGTCACCTTGGGGCCGAAGACGTAGAGCTGGAGCTGGTCGGAGAAGACGGCCGTCAGGTCGTCCGGGAAGCTGGTGACGTCGGCGAACGCCTGGGCCCCGTAGACGCCGCCCGCGAGCAGGTCGGACTGGACGACCCGGCGGGAGCCGTTCACCGCCCCGAGGGCGTAGCCGTCCTGGAAGGTGAAGTTGGTGACCCCGGCGGCCGTGAAGCCGCCGGAGAGCGGGACGCCGGCGAAGGCGCCGGTCGTCAGGTCGTAGGTGTACCCGTACTGCCCGTCGCCGATGACCAGCTCGGCGGTGTTGCAGACGATGCTGACGCGGCCGGAGGGGGTGGACAGGCTGCCGAGGTAGGTGACGGCGAAGCTGCCGCTGATCCCGACCACGGTGAACGCGCCGGTGACCCGGAGCAGGACGTCGCCGACGACCGCGTAGAGGGTGCCGTTGATCTCGAACAGGCCGCGGACCGGAAGGTCGCTCAGGACGGAGTAGGGGTCGGCCTGGAGGGCCAGGTCGAGGACTTCGATGTAGCCGGGCGTCGGGTAGAGGACGACGCGGTTCGGGTCGCCGGGGGCGGGCGACCGCATCGGGTAGAAGCCGACGCACCGCTGGGCGTTGGCGTTCAGGCTGCGGTCGGAGTAGGTCTGGCCGCAGAACGGGATGCTCACCACGGGCCGCCGCCCTGGACGTCGAAGTGGGTGCGGCGGGTGATCGCCCGGTCGAACGTCGCCGCCTTCGGCTTCGTGTTCTTCCGCAAGATGAGCTTCTTGGCGTCGTCGATCAGCTTGCGGAGGTCGGCGGAGATCGAGGCCCCGTATTCGGGGGCAAGCCGCTCGGCGAGCAGGTACTTGATCCCCTCCTCGTACTCGCCCGGCAGGTCCACCGTCGCCGACAGGCTGGAGAACTGGGCGACCGGCTTGGTGGTGTCGAGGAACAGGGTGTAGGCCGCGTCCGTCTGCCGGTCGAAGTAGATCACGCCGTTCGGGTACTGGGCGTCGTAGAAGAGGCGGAGCGGGCGGCCGGAGAGCGTCTTGACCGGGATCGCGTTGTATTCGGACGACGTCATGCGGGCGTCGAGCGGGCAGTCGGTGCCCCCCGCGTCCCGGAGGTAGGCGTCGTGGACGAAGTCCGGGCGGGCGGTGGCCAGCTGCCCGGTCGCGCCGACGGTCCGGGAGTTCACGCCCTGGGCGATGGAAAAACTCTCCAGGGTCCGGGCCGGGGCCATGCCGCCGGCCGCCCCCCAGCCCGCGAGCATGGAGTTGAGGGCGGCGCGGGCCTGGTCCGCCTCCTCGCCCTCGACGGCCTCGCCGGGGGAGAGGGAGGAGATGGCCCGGAGCGCCCCGCTGAGGAGGTCGAGGGCCGTGGCCACCGGTCAGCCCGGGACGACCGAGTACGTCTTTTCCGGCCGGAAGACCTTGACGAGGTAGGTCTCGGCGGCCGGGTCGATGGGCGAGCCGGTGAGGTTGCCGAAGGTGATGGCCACGGTGTCGGTCGCGCTCACCCGGGCGGTGCTGATGATCAGCCCGGCGGACAGGGACGGCTTGCTGACGGCCACGAAGTCGCCGACGCGGACGCCGGTGACGGTGAACGCCTGCTCGGCGGAGGTGTTGGCGGCCACGCTGGCGACGTCGATCGACTTGCTGACGACCCACCACTTGTCTTCGTTAAGTTGAACTCCCATGGGTTCCTCCCTGCTTGGGTTGGGTTGGCGGTTGAGAATCGCGGCGGGCCCGCAGCCAGTGGCCGATGGACCCGGCGTAGGTCTTGACGCCGGTGTGGGTGAACTCGATCTCCGGGTCCAGGTAGATCTTCAGGCCCCGGTCCCGCGCCCGGCGGCAGAACGTCGTGTCCTCGCCCCAGTACCGGCCCTGGTGTACGCTGTTGTCGAACAGCGCCCAGGCCGTGCCGAGCGTGCAGCCGCCGTCCTGGTAGGAGAGCTCCGGGTACGCCCGGGCCATCGTCTCGATGGCCTTGCGGGAGAGCCGCAGGAAGCCGGAGCCGAGCCCCATGACCTCGATCAGCCCGTTTTCGTCCGCCCAGAGTTCCGGGGTCGGCATCCACGAGAGTGCGTACTCCTCGGGCTCCTTCTTGAGCCGCACGGCCCCGCCGACGATGTCCACGGGGTGGGAGATCAGCCGCATGACCGCGCCGGGCTCCCAGCCCTCGTCCGCGTCGACGAACACGAGGTCGGTGGCGTCGGAGGCGAGGAAGTCGCTGACCGCCTGGTTGCGGGCCAGCGGCAGGATGCTCCCGCCCGTGCAGTAGTACGGGCAGACGGCGACGCCGGCCTTCAGGCCGTGGAGCGCCTCCATCAGGAGCGAGTTGCAGTACTGGACGGTGACCTGCCCGGACTGCGTCGGGGTGGCGACGACGACGGTCCTCACGCGAGCCGCTTGCGGACCTGCTGGTATTCGCCCGCCAGGAACCCGGCCCACGCCAGGCGGTCGGCCTCGTGGTCGGGCTGGTCCCGGTAGGTGGCGTCCGCCTCCGCCTTGCCCGCGAGCGGGTGCATGTGGGTGGTCTTCACGCCGCCCAGGTAGCTGCCCTTGCCGTGCAGGCGGGCGAGGAGGCCCCAGAAGTTGTCGATGAACCAGTGCTTCGGGCCGGGCGGGGCGATGAAGCCGAGCGCCCGCACCAGGCCCCCGCCGAGGAACGGGTGGGTCGGCAGGTTCTCGCCCTGGAACCCGTCGTCGCCCCAGGCGACGCGGTCGGGCAGGCAGCACGTCGTCGGCCATGATGCCGTAATACGCTTCGTCCGGGTGGAGCCGGAACGCGAGGTTGAAGCACTCGCCGATCGGGGTGCCGGCCGGGACGACCATCTCGGAGAAGGCCGGGGGCAGGGCGACGTTCTCGTAGGTGCGGGCGTCGGCGTCCGCCGCGTCGATGAGCAGCAGGACCGGGAGCGTGGCCCCGGTCAGGTCGTAGTGGGTGGCGAACCGCTTCAGGCTAAGCGGGCGTCCCTTGGTCGGGAGCAGGATCATGCAAGACGTGTTCCTTGATCTCGGCGATGGTGTCGTGCGTCGGCCTCACCTCCGGCGTGCGGTAGGGGAACTCCCCGTACTCGGGGCGGAGCCCGAACTCTTCGGCGATGTCCTTGATCGGCATGACGGTCCCGGAAATGGTGACGGTGCCGACCGTAGCACTCCCGATCACGGGAAGCAAGGACGCATGTCGGACCACGCCGAACGTGGAGTCGGGGGTCACGGTTAGCCTCTTGCCCTTCAGCATCCGGAGGACGGTGTTCTCCCTCGCGTCCCGGCCGATCATGGCCGACGTGCGGACGATCAGGTGGTCGCCGAAGTGCTGGCGGACGAACTGCTCGCACGCCGCCTTCTCCTGCGGGTAGCCGCCGCCGTTGAGCCCGTAGGCCTTGTGCACCTCGACGGACGAGACGTAGACGAACCGGTCGCACGGTACGGCGAACAGCCGCTGGAGCAGGAGGACGTTGTTCCAGCCTTCACGGAGGTCGTGGGCGCAGTGGACGACGCGGTCGAAGTGGTTGTGCGGGAGCGGGTCGCCCCGTGCCCAGCCGACGGCCCCGGCGAGGGTCCGGAGGAGGAACCGGCCGAGGCCGCTGGTGACGCCCGTGACGAGCGTCGGCACGCGGTTACGCCGAACCCTTCCAGAGCCCCAGCAGGGTGAGGACGCGCTGGACCTCGTTGGCCAGGGCGACGACGGCGTTCGCCTGCGTGCTGGTGGTGAACCCCCACGGGGTCGTGGTGGTGGCGGCGGTGGTCGAGATCGCGGCCTGGTTGGCGGACGACGGCTGGACGACGGGGGTGACCCCGTAGAACGAGACCTTGTCGGTCGTGTCCTGCCCGAGGCTGGTGCCGTCGGGGTTCTTGGAAGTGAGGTGGTGGACTGGCATGTCGGTTCCTTCCGCTGGGGTTTGGCGGGGTCAGGGGGCTCCTACTTGCCGCCGGCCTTCTTCGCCGGGGCTTCCGCCCCGGCCTCCTTCATCGCCTTGACGGCCGTCTCGACCGCTGCCCGGGCGTCGGGCCGGGGGAACTTGGCGGGGGTGTCGTACCAGCCCTCGCCGTACAGGTGGGCGGCCTCGTCGGCGGACACCGTCCTGGCCCCCTGCTCGGGGTGGTAGACGACGGTCGGCTCGGCGTAGTAGCCCTGGTTGAGCCAGGTCCGCACGTCGGCCTTGAGGACGGTGCGGTGCCTGTTCAGGGTCGGGCTGTAGACGGCCACCAGGTCGTACCCCTCGACCCGCTGCCAGCCGGACTCGCGGAACCGGTCGGCCTCGTGGTCGGGGACCTCCATGAGGGCCTGGGTGGCGGTGTTGTACATCAAGATGTTGGTCATGGTTCGTCCTTCGGTTGTGGGTGCCGGGGAGGGGGTCCGCCCCGGCACGCCGGTGAGGGTGTGGGTTAGTTGCCCCAGATGCGGGTCGCCCACTCGCGGTACAGGGCGTTGGACCCGAGGAACACGTCGATCCGGTCCACCAGCTTGGCGTTGGTGATGTCGTACCCCCGCATGTACCGCATGCTGACCCCCTCGAACGCCTTGGTCGACGACTCGACCGACGTCTTCGGGCTGCTCAGCTTGGCGAACGCCACGGTGAACGCGTCCTTGTGGTAGGCCAGGTTCTGGGCGTACAGGGTGCTGGCCGACCCGACCACGGTGAGGGCCGCGTCGTTGGCCGGGCTGTTGCTCACGCTCTGGGTCGCCCCGGAGGTGATGATCGACGGGAAGATGGGGACGGTGGCGTTGCCCGACCCGTCCGAGGACACGTCGGCGGTGACCACGAACTGCTGGAGGGTGCTGAGCGTGGCCTTGGTCTGGTAGTTGACCTGGAAGACGCCGGCGACGGTGAACACGTCGCCCTTCTTCAGGCGGCTCGCGGCGGCCGCCGTCCAGCCGTCGGTGACGAGCGAGGCGCCGACCTGGCTGCCGCCGTTGACCAGCGGGGTGCCGCCGAGCGGGCCGACCGTGTGGCTCGGCACGTTCTGCGACATGTAGTAGTCGAAGTCGGCCAGGGACGCGATGTAGGCGCGGGAGACGACGTCGTTCGCCGCCTTGACGAACAGGCCCTTGAGGGCGTCCGCCGACTTGTTCCGGGCGGCCGGGTTGACGATCACCATCCGGTCGGCCTGCGGGCACAGGTTGTCGTCCAGCTTCTGCATGGCGTCGCCGTACACGCCCCACGAGTTCGGGGTCGCCCCGGGGGTGCCGACCGAGTTGCCGACCAGGACGTACATCTTGGCGAACTGCTCGGCGTCGATGCTGTTGGCCAGGGTGGTCATGCGGGTCTTCAGGAAGCGGTCGGAGAACGCCTTCATGTTGGCGTCCGGGTCCTGGACCAGGAGGGCGAGCTCGGCCTCCGGGATGTCCATGTCGTCGCCCCGGACGGTGTCGATGGTGAGGGTGGTGTACTCCTCCACGAAGTCCTGGGTCTGGCGGGTCCAGCCCTGGCGGACGGTGCGGCGGGCGGGCTTCTGGATGCGGATGGTCGGGCCGGTGCGGTGGTCCTCCACCTCCTGGGTGAACTTCGACTGGTAGTCGGTGTTCATGTTCTTCAGGAAGTAGAGTTCGTTCGAGAAGATGCGCAGCGACTCGGCGGCGATCAGGTCGACGGCGTTGAACGTGTTGGCCATGGGTCAGTCCTTTCGGGGTTGGCGCCGGTCCCGGTTGGCGCGGGCGATGTACGCGGCCGCGTCGTCGCTCCGGGCGAGGTCGCCGAGGGAGGTC